CCAAGCTCCAACAACATCTTCTTAGCAGATGAAATAATGACGATAACTTCCACAAAAAGCACACCAGGAGGAGATGCTAAATGTGTTATAAAAATAATTAAATCGTAATGGCTAACAGAATAAGAGTTACCAGTGTTGGAGACAAAATACTTGTTAATATAAATAATAAGGAGGCTGACTTTTACAGTAAGGATAATTCCAAATGGGGAGCGTCCAACGGCAGGATTGTTTACTATAACAATGAAGACGATCCGTCCGTGTACGTCAACAAGTTCTCGTATCTCCCATCTGAGTTCGTGGACCCAAAAGAAGACTCTGTTCAAGATCTGTTAATACTCCTTAATTACTTGCTGAGTGATGAGCCAGAGACAACCATCATTACTAATAGAATAGTCGTAAACCAAGCAAACGTAGAGACCACTTTGGGAGGGATTATAGACTCCACTAAAGAATACTTTATAGATGGCATTATAGACATGGGAGACACTCAGATAATAGTTCCAACCACAGGGATAACCTTGAAAGGGCACAGTTTTGATATTAGTGGGTTAGTCTCCTCTAAGAACAACTACACTATGTTTACTTCAGAATCATTAACCATAGGCTCAGGAAACGTTATAGGTATTGACTTTTACATAACTACCTCTGGAGTTGGATCTAAAGTGTACGAGCTGTATGACGACACAGGGTTTAGTGCATTTGAGCTCACAAGAATAAATTACATAGACTGCACAAGCCTTGGAGACCTTCATGACTACAGACAAGGATTAGAAATAGGCACAGGCAGGTTTGGGGGTAGTCCTACGATAACATTGCACGGCACATGGGTTGGAGGGTACAGAGTTACAACCTCGATAGTAAGAAGTTTGTCAGAAACAATGACTGAACCCATATTTAAGAGGGGCGACTCATTTCAAATGAACAGCAGGTTTTTAACAGATATAAACGTAGACCTACCACCCTTAGCAGCATTATTAGATTTTAGTGACACCAACTTCCCTAATCCTAGCACTCTAGAATTAAGGGACACCATACTGACTAGAGATGGAGTATCAGTGCCCATGGACACAAATATAACACCAAATATAGAGGCATCCAATTTGTCTTGTAGTTGGAAGGATAACAATGGAATTCCAAACACTTTTGTAGGTGGAATATCTACAGTCTCAACAGAGGTTGAGACGGTTATCAATACTCAGGATGTAGCGGAAGTTTTACTAGGAACCTTCACCAACACGGATATGCAACATTTTGACAGTCCAGCCAATGGACAGCTTAGACATTTAGGTAGCAATCCTAAAGAGTTTACAGTAAACTTTGATTTCGTGCTAGATGGAGGGTCTAATGATGAGTACAAAATAGAGTTAGTAAAAAACGATGGTAGTGACAACACTGTAATATACCAACAGACTAGGGTAATAAACAATCTGCAGGGCGGTAGAGATGTGGCTTACTTCACAGGTCTTGCCAACGCAATACTAAATAGAAATGACTATGTATTCTGGCAGGTGACATGCTTAACTGGTAATGACAATTGCACCTTGGAGTTAGATAGTTCATTTAGTGTAGAAGAAAGATAGTAATTATGATTAATATAGATAAATTTAAGACATTCGTTTTTACTGTTGCAAACAAGAGCGGCAGAGGAACCTTGTCTCCTGCTCAGTTCAACTCAATTACTAAGCAAGCCTTATTTGCGTGGACAAACAATCAATTAAGCAACCAAAAACAATATCAATTAGGACAACCAATATCTCAAACATCTCTCGATATAGACCAAGCTTCCATAGACCGTTTAAGACACTTAAAAGAAACTAGAGATATTAGAGTTATTAATGGAGAAGTAGAGATCCCAGATGGAATCAAAACAGACGTAAGAGGAAGTGTTATGCCATCGTATTGGACTCACTCCAGACTATCTCACAAATACCAGAGTCATGGAAATATAGTTACACATCCAATAGAGGTTGTAAATGATAATCAGTGGGCTATAAGACTGGGTAGTAATATAGTTGTCCCAACAAAAAAAAGAGCTATAGGCAATTATCAGTCAGATAAGATCTTAATAGAACCTTCAAATCTAATTAATTTAGTAACTTTATCATACATTAGAAACCCAAATACACCAATATGGGCTTATGATGTAACTAATAATAGACCAGCTTACAACGCTGCTAATAGTACGGATTTAGATGCTCCAGAACAAGCATTCAACGAGATTGCAATGATAGCGCTAGAATTAATAGGTATTAAGATAAGAGAGCAAGAACTGGTTCAAGCAGCAACTGGACTTGAAAATAAAGGAGTATAATGGCTACAAGTAAATCTAAAATATCAGAACAAGTAATAAGGCAAATCGGAATATACAACGATGAGTCAGACATTGATGAGAGAGAGATAATGATTGCTATACATCAATCATTAGGATCCTTAGTTAGGCTGAGGTTTTTTGAATCCAAAAATACCGAATCCCAAGAGGTTGATGGAACACTGTATTACTCTGTGGATGATATTTCGGTATTGAAAAAAGGAAAAAAATACTACATAGAAATGCCATCAACAAGCATATCCTTACCTTTTGGGGTGGATATAAAGAGGGTTGGAACGGAAGATGGTAGAGGATTTATTCCAACTCAAAACGGATTCAACGACCTACATAGTGGTTTGGCGTCAAGTTGCCTTGAGGGACACATAGGTTATTATAAGCAGGGAAACAACTTGTTTTTTGTTAACATGAACTCAGGAAACAATCCAGATACAGTAGACTTAGTTTTAGCGCTGCCATTTGAAAGTTTGGATGAGGATGATGAGATTAACATACCTTCAGATATGCTAGATGAAGTTATAGAGAGGGTTGTAATGAAATTTATTAGAACGGAGCAAATGCCGTCAGATGACACTAATAATTCGATAGACTAATGAGAAAGCTAGATGAAATAATAAGAGAGTACTACATTGAAAGTTTGGGGGCTAGTCAGCTCGATGAGCGTTACCCTAGATTTTTAGCACTAGCAATAAGTGGCCTGAAAGACTTGTCTATGGATTTGAAGAACTCCGTATAAGAAGTTATACTCCCAATAAACAGTAATGACACAGTTTCGTTACCTTCAGACTATATTGACTACATGGTTATAGGGTTAGATGTTGGTGGGGTAATAGAGTCAATAGGAATGAATAATAACATGGCTCCAAGAAGTACGGATGATTGCGGAAATATAACTGCTGCTGCTACTGGACTTGGAAATAATGAGTCATTTATAGGTTGGGGAGGAACCCACATAACTAAGGATGGAGAATTTAATGGCAGACACTTTGGAGCTGGAGGAGGAGGATCTTCCAATGGACTATATAAGGTTTATAAGGATTCTGGATACATATCGTTAAGTGGCGTTACAGCCTCAAACATCGTGTTAAGGTATTTAGCTACTGTAAATCAGATAGATGGAGAATTCCAAGTAGACGAATTTATTGTTGAATCATTAAAGGCTTGGATACACTGGAAGTATGTGCAAAGAAGTAGGTCTTACGGTATCGGAGACAAGCAGTTAGCTGCTGCGGATTACTCTAGAGAAAAGAAGAAATCAGAAAAAAGATTCAATAGATTTAATATTGTTGAATTTGTTAACGCTTACCAATCAGGATATAGATCAAGTCCTAGAATATAATAAATATGGCATTAGAGAATAAAAGTTTCGTAGGAGGATTAAATCTTGACTTAGAGGATCGTTATATTCCTAACGGTGACTATAGATATGCTCTTAATTGTAGGCTATCAAAGTCTGACGGTGCTAATGAAGGTGTTATTGAGAACTCTAAAGGAAACACACTTCTGAGCGTCTCTCTTCCTGATGGAATAAACAAGGTTATAGGCTCGTACGATAACTTAGTACTTAATAAGGTTATTTACTGTGTATTCAACAGTCAGGGTAATCACGCTATATATGAGTATGATGCCAACTTATCTGTCATATCACTAGTAATAAGAACCACTCAATTAAACTTTAGGTCAAACAAACTTATAAATGACTCCTTCATGATAGGGGGATTATACTTTTTTAATGATAGATTTAATGAGCCTGGATGTATAAATATTGACAGAGCAAAAAGTAACGGATACCCAAGTCCATTTAAGAAAGAGTACTTGCAGTTAATTGTTCCTGCTCCTGGATTTGCTCCAGAGCCAGAATATACAAATGACTCTTCTATCAAGACAAATGGAGTTAGGGGTGCTCTATTTCAGTTTAGGTACAAGTATATATATTTAGACAATGAAGAGAGCGCATGGAGTCCTATATCTAAGGTTCCACTTCCAGTTGACGAAGCTTCTTTTAGGCCATTTAACTACTACCCAACAGATATTAATAATGCTATAGACATAACTTTTGACAAAGGTGATGACTACGTTAAAGCTATAAAGATAGCTGCTAGATTTGGTAATGAT